CCTTTGTGCGGATAAATTCGCCGGACAGCCGGCCGAATGCGATGCCTGCAGTTTCCAAATCGTCCATGCTGTCAATCACAAACGAACGGCCACGGTCAAAGTTGCACTTTACTGTTTCGTTCGTCAGCGTCACATCACCGGAAACATATCCGCTGTTTCTGCTGTAATCTGCCAGACCCTGCATAGACATCTTCGGGATAATCAGCTCGTTTGCGTTTGCGCCCTGTCGCGCCAGATCAGACGCGCCATCCAGTACGGATGTGCACGAAGCCAGCTTGTATGCTTCGTCAAGCAGCGGCACATACTGCTTTGCCAATTCAATTGCATTTGCCATTATTGTTTACTCCTTTGTGTTATTTGGAAGCCCCATCGCTGCACGCATGGCAGCCATTGCACCCCCAGCATTTCCGCCAGTTGTTCTTCCGACTACGCGCGGCTGCGGATCCCCGCCGTCATCGTCCGCGAAAGCGTGTGGGTCGCTTTCCTTGTAGGTCTTTACATAATCGTCAAGACCCAGCAGCTTGCCATCTTCCAGCTTCAAACCTTTATCCTTGAGATCGGACACAAACGCCTTCTTGGCTGCTGCGCTGGTAAACTGCATACCAGACACCGCACCATTGACAGCATAGCTATATTCCTGCTCGGACAGCTTATCCTTTAATGCCTGTGTGTCTGTGTTGTACTTGTTTTCCCAATCAGCCGCCTTCTGCTTGATGCCATCAATATCCATATCCTTATACGACTGAATTTCTGTATTGGCATCGTTCAGCTGGGTTTTCAGTCCGTCTCGTTCGGTTTCCAGTGCTTCGATTTTACTTCTCAGCGCACCGACATCTGTACTGTGCTGATCCATGATCTGCTTCAAAACGTCATCGCCGATGTCCGGCAGCAAACCCTTGATAAATTCACGCTTCATTGTGTGTTCCTCCTGCCGCTGCGCTTTGTTGTCGCGGGTCGCATCCGCTGCGGTGCCGTAGTTTTGCGACTTCGGCTCGGTCAAAAATAAAGCAGTTTACCGCCGTGCTCAGGGCATAATAAAAGGCTACTGCTGTTACACAATAGCCTTGGTATTCTGTTGTTAACAATCAAATAGGCTCATATGTCTGTTTGAAAACATCTGGCTTGCAAGGATACACTTCTCCTTTAATGCCACGAATGATATAATCGCCCGGAAGAGCATAATGTATTCCTTCTAAGGTTTTGATTGCCAGGCAGATTCTAGGGTTGAGCGGCATGCCAAGATAACATCTTTCTTCCATCAGAACTTCACATGTGCCGGCTTTAATCATCTCAGCAAGCCATGTAGGGTCTTCCGTCTGGTTCTCGTCACCCGTCCAACAAAAAGCTTCAACAACTATCGGTTTCTTTTTATACTTCATGGCGTATCCTTTCAGAAACAAGGTTCACTCGTTTTTCGCAACAGCTTTTACAAGTGCTCTCACAACTTCCAATGTAGCCGCCACACCGAGCAGCAAGTAATACACCGCAGACATTTTCAGCTTTAATCCAATCATCAACAGCATAATTCCATAAATCATAGTTTCCTCCTAAAAACAGGTATAACAAAACCGCCTTTCCGAAGATTGGCGGTTTCTGATTTCAGTATTTGATAATTCCTGTTCTTTTTTGCTCTTCGTAATACTCTTTCCAATAGTTATACGATTCCACAGCTTCTGGCGGAGCTTTCTCTGTCAGATGTGGCAGTTCTTCATCATCATACCATACCCACTCAGGGTTGGTTTTAAAATACAATAATTTTTTCACATGATCACTTAATGTCATATAGCACCAGCCCCCTTCATGAATGTAGTACAGAATTCTCTTGGCTTGTTACTAGTATACCATTCGCTAAATGATTCTGCAATAACCTCTTGACATATAGGGATGGTATCTACTGTAGAGTACTGAGATAGTTCTTTCGTCAGTGCATTTTCACGTTGTTGAACATTAACGTAGCCATATCCCATATCTTTAAGAACTTTATCTATTTTCTTTTTATAACCCGTCATGTTGTTCGCATATGCATAAGCATGTCCGAACTCATGATAGAATGCACCATCCGGAGTTGTGCCCCGCGGAAACCATCCTTCTTTTATCAATTTTTCATACTCTTCACAATGATAATTCCAATTACCTATGGTCTGTTTGTTGTATCCTATCGTTTTTGTTTTAGGGTTATACCAACCAACGGTATCAGAATTTTTGCTGTAAGAATACGCTATGGTTAAGCCTTCCGCGACTTGTGGATATACAGTTGCCATGCGCTCAAAAGCCGACAACATATGCGATAAAGTCTCTTGATCTCCATAGTATCTATCAAAGCCTTTCACAGTGTAACCCTTCTCTCGCATCTTTTGAGAAAAGTTTTCTATCATATCAGCTTGCTTTTTCGCGGTTGTGCCCGCTTTTCTCGCCTGGCTTCTGCCAAACCCAACGGTTTCCTGTCTTGCGCTCTGAACCTTCAATCCGGTTTGCTCCAAGAAATCCCGCTGTCGTTCCCGCCAGCTACGCAGCTTAACTGCTGCTTCTGTCGTGTCCAATCCAGCGGCTTCCATTGCTGCATACTCACGCTTCCATCGTCTGATTTGGCGTTCATTATGTCGCTGCATTTGGCTTGCTTCATACTCGGTGTACATTTTCCCGTTGTAGGAAATACTCTTATCCTCGTAGCTTCTCAGCTGGTCAGATGTGTATGCATGTCCTGCACCCTCGAAGTACGGAAAAAAGCTGTGTCGGCAATTCCAGCCACACAAGCCCGCGCCTGTTCCGTATCCCGTTGCTGACCGGAAATCTGGATACTTTGGATTTTTCCCGGACAGACTGAACACCTGCCCTTGCCACACAACATGTGAGGGACGCGCACCGGCGTGTGCCGTAGTCTCTACCAAGTCGCTGTCCAACTCATCCGCAAGCTGTAGCTGCATCTGTGCCGCTGTCTGGTTGATGCCGGTTACAACAGACCGCCTGACCGCCACTTCCAGCGTGTCCGATCTGCCGGACGGATACTGTACCGCGTGCAAGCCTTGCCGTGATAGCTCTTTGACTGCACTGCGTATTGCTGTGCTGTAGTCAAAAGCTCCGCTCTGTACTTCCAGCCAAGCGCGGTCAAGCGCATGTACAAACTGTGTTTGACCAGCGGACGCTGTTGTTTTCGTCAGATTCTTAAACAACTTTCCAGTTGATGTATATCCGGCGTTCAGGATATTCTTCATCTCTTGTGACAATGCCGTCGGAACATCTGTACCATGCTGTCGGTAATACTCTCGGTCAGTTTCGAGTGCATCGTCACAGGCTTGCTGCATCAGCTGTTTGATTTCGTCTTTGCTCTTGCCGGTCAGCTGTGACAGTTGCTTGATGATTTCCTGCTGCGTCACATTCATTTCACGCAGCTTTTGCCGCTGGTGCTCTGCCGCCGGTATCCAGTAATCATACTGTGCCAGCCGCCGCGCCATGTCAGCAAGAATATCCTGCTCAGCCTGTGCATACAGCGCAACCAGCGCATCCGGCAAGCTGTCTAGTACATTCGGGTCAAGCATCGCCGTTCAACCCAAACGGATCCGCTTCGTCTGTTTGCACCGGCATCATCTTCCGTGCTTCTTCCTCGCTGCACCCGAAGTACCACGATAGCAGCAGTTCCGGGCGGATATACTGTGCCGATGCCATCTGCATACGCTGCGCAAACTCCTTGTCAGTGTCTACAACAATGCTGTCATCCCAGCCGAACGATACTTCATATTTTCCCGCCGGTGCAAGATGGTTGATGGTTGCCCATACATCCATCGCGTAGACAACATCGTTCAATGCATGTTCCAGCGCCGCTTGCAGGGATGCAACTGTGGAATACGATCGCTGCTTGCTCGCCTTGATTTCTTCCGCCGTCTTTTCGACTGTTTGCGGATCTGATAATGTGCCATAGGCAAGCCCACACTGGAACTCAATCAGCTGCAACACGTGCTGGAGCCCCTTATATAGCGGCTCTTCCCGGATTTGCGGGCTGAACACCTGATACAACGGATTGTCAGAATCACCTAAATCCAACGCGCGGAATAGCCGCTTGAATCGCTTTGGAATCTTGACACCGCCGTTTTCATCCAGCATAAATGCCTGTGCAGAAATATCTACGGCGAGTTCTGTGCCCTCGAACTCCCACAGCATCCGGCTCCACTGCTCGTCTGCCTGTCGGATGGTATCAACCGCACGTGCATATACCGATACACCGAGCGGGCTGTCGCGGTCAATGTTGTTTGCCGTCGGTACACGGAAATAGCCAAACAGCGGGCGTGTAATGCCGTCAAGCGTCAGCTCACTATCCAGCCCAGCCCATTGCGGCGCCGCATCCAGCGACACGGGTACGCCGATGCTGTCACGATCATACGACATGTAAGCAACATTTTTGATCGTGTACGTTGTGCCGGTCAACTGGTGACACTCAAAGCGCGTATAAAACTGCCGTCCTCGTGTGTATCTGTCAACGAATACGCCGCCGGACAGATTGCCGGATGAATCGAAACCAGTCGGGAAAAATCGGTCTGCCGGAACGCAGTCAACAACGAGCTGCCCCGCATCTGTAGGATACGGCTTGAACGCCATGCCGCCCAGTGCGCAGCCCTGCTCAATCTTTTGCTGCAATCCCGCAAGCAAATGCTTGTACTGCTCATTGATGTATTCAGCTCGTGTGCTGCCGCTTACCTCGCTCTTTACTTCCAGCACGGTAAGACGCGCCAATTCTCCAGCGATAGCAGCAGGCAGCCCAAGCGGAACTGTTGTGCTATTTTTCCAATCCGGCTCGTTGCGGTACATCCTCTCCCACTGTTCCAGCGCGACTATCATATCGCTGGAAACATCTACATCCATGTGTGTTGCCTGTTTGATATTTGATGCACCAAGCATCTTGCTTACCACCTGCCTTATCCATGACAAAAATTTTTGAAACATCTTACCACCTGAAT